GGCGAACTACGAGGTGGACCAGGCCGCGGCGGCCTACTTTGCCGACTGGAAAGCCAAGTGCGGACGAGACGGAGCCACGGATGCCCATGTGGCTGAATACGTGACCAACGCGAGCGTGCTGAACGCCTGCATCCGCCTATACAACAACGCCAAGGCGATCCAGAAGACTATGGGCCTGAAATACGACTGGAGCATGATGGCGCAGGCCGTGGAGGGCTACCGGATGAAGACCGGGCACACGCTTCCGACGAGCATGCTGCGTTTCCGGAAGAAGGTGAACGAGTACCAGCGCGACGGCTACGCCTGCCTTATCAGCGGCAAGTTCGGCAACCAGTCGCGGCGCAAGGTGGACCACAGGACGGAACGTCTGATCCTGTCCATCGCCATCCAGCCGAACAAGCCTTTCAACACGAGCATCTGGGAGATGTACAACTCCTTCGTGTGCGGCGAGCTGGACGTCTACGACCCGGAGACGGGCGAGCTGTTCAGCCCCGACGACTTCACCGACAAGAACGGCGACCCGTTAGCGTTGAGCGAGAGCACCATCACCAACTACCTGAACCTGCCGAAGAACAGGGTGCTGATCTCGCACGCCCTCGAGGACTGGGAGACCTTCATGCACGAACAGCGCCCGCATGTCCACCGCCACGATGGCGAGTTCGCCCTGAGCCAGATCACGGCGGACGACGTGGACCTGAGCCGCAAGCTGAACGACACGAAGAAGCGCGTTCACGCCTACTACATGTACGACGACCTGAGCCAGTGCGTCATCGGTGCCGCCTATGGGCGGAGCAAAGACCAGCTGCTCGTGGTGGAATGCTTCCGGGACATGTTCCGCCTGCTGGAGCGCAACGGCTGGGGAATGCCCGCCGGCATCGAGGTGGAGAACCACCTGATGAGCGAGTACAAGGACGGCTTCCTGCAGACGGGTGTCGCTTTCTCCTTCGTCCATTTCTGCGCCCCGCTAAACTCTCAGGAGAAACGCGCCGAGTCATTGAACGGCGCGAAGAAGCGAAGTATCATCCATAAGAATCACGAGGGCATCGGCCGCTTCTACGGCAAGGGCAAATGGAGGATGAAGAGCAAGAAGGTCAGCGATGCCGAGAACGACACTTATGAGGACAAGAAATACTACAGTTACGAGCAGCTTGTAGCCGAGGACCGTGCCGACAACGCCGAATGGAACAATAGCCTGCACCCGAACCAGAAGAAATATCCGGGCATGACCCGCTGGCAGGTGCTTGTGGCGAACATCAACCCGACCTTGGAGCGTATGGACAAGCTCACGCTGAGCCGCTATATTGGCGAGCGCGTGGAGACGACTGTCCGCCGCAATTCGACGGTGAGGGTTGCATACGAGGACTGGTGGCTTAGCGACCCATCAGTATTGGAAAAGTTGAAGCCGAACGACTACAAGGTAACGGCGTACTACCTGCCGGACGAGGAGGGCAAACCCACGGATGTGTACCTGTTCCAGGGCGACCGATACATCGACAAGGTGGACAAGTGCGAGACCTTCAACCGTGTGTATGCCGAGCAGACCGAGAAGGATGCCGCCATCTACGAGGACCAGCAGAAGCGCATCGGCAAGTTCGACGGCTATGTGCGTAAGAACGCCATCTCCAGGGTTGGCATCATGCGCCCGGAGAAAGAGGCAGCACCGCCACCGGAACCAGAGGAGCTTCCGCCATTGGAGGACGACCTGGACATGGTGACCTACCACACCCCGGATGCCTTGGAATCCATTTGAACGACAATAGAACGACATTAAAGTAAAAGTGAGATATGATAACAACGGAGAACAAACAGCGGATCATCGCCGCCATCATGGCGAACCGCGAGAACTACCCGAGTGATGCCAAGCACGCCGCGTCGCTGGGCATCTCCACCTCGGTGTACAGCGCTATCAAGAACGGGCAGACCGCCAAGGCGCTGAGCGAGGCCAACTGGATCACCATTGCCCGGAGACTGGGCGTGAACCTGCGCGGCGACATCGAATGGAAGCCGGCGCGCACCGCCACTTTCTGCTTCATCACCGAACAGCTGGAGTTCTGCCAGCAGAGCGGGCTGAGTGCCATCCTGTGCGACATTCCAAACATCGGCAAGACCTTCGCCGCCCGGTACTACGTGAAAGGGCACCGTAACGCCATCTACGTGGATTGTTCGCAGGTAAAGACCAAGCTGAAGCTGGTGCGCAAGATTGCCACCGAGTTCGGGGTTAGCGGCAACGGACGCTACTCGGATGTCTATGACGACTTAGTGTACTACCTGCGAAGCATCGACACTCCCCTCATCATATTGGACGAGGCCGGCGACCTGCAGTACGAGGCGTTTCTTGAACTGAAAGCCCTGTGGAACGCCACCGAGCGGTGCTGTGCCTGGTACATGATGGGAGCAGACGGGCTGAAGGAGAAGATAGAGCGCTCCATCGAGCACAAGAAGGTGGGCTATACCGAGATGCTGAGTCGCTACGGCGACCGTTACAGCAAGGTCACGCCCGACGACGGACGGGAACGAGAGAAGTTTCTGAAGGACCAGGCCGGGGTTGTCGCCCGGGTGAACGCCCCGGCGGGTACCGACATCGCTACCCTGGTGCGTAAGACGGGTGGTGGTTTGAGACGAGTTTATACCGAGATAGAGAAACTTAAAAGAGCGACGGTATGATGACCAAGATAGAGATGCAGGCGATGGATGCGGTTATCGGCATCCACCGCGAGCTGAAAAAGGCGAACGAGGTGGACTGGGAACAACGGCGTTATGAGATAGCCAAGGAGATGATGACGGTCGCATACCAGGAGTCGAGGAATATCCTTCTCCGTGGAGGAACTGTCGAGATTGGGGACATTGTAAAGGCATCGGTGGAATTTGCGGACCTGCTTATTGCCGAACTTAAAAAGGAGGAATAGGGGATGGCAAAGCGAGCATACAGTCCGAAAGACATAGCGGGGATGCGCCACAAGGTGCTCCCGCTGGAGGGCAGGTGGCGTGACGTGTTCGGCGAGCCGGAACTGGGGGACACCTGGTTCATCACCGGCCCGAGCGCGAGTGGCAAGAGCTCGTTTGTAATGCAGTTTGCCAAGATGCTCTGCGGCATGGGTCCGGTGCTGTATGTCAGTCTGGAGGAGGGCGTCGGTCTGTCAATGCAGCGTCGTCTGGCGCAGTTTAAGATGAGCGAGGTACAGGGCTCGTTCCGCATCATCACCGACGGCGACTATGAGGCGTTGCGCGAGCGGCTGCACAAGCCAAAGAGTGCGAAGTTTGTCATCGTGGACAGCTACCAGGTGGCGCACGACGAGGGTGGCTGGGAATATCTCAAGACCAAGGCGCTCATCGACGAATTCCCGCGTAAGACCTTCGTTTTCATCAGTCAGGAAGACAAGGGGAAGCCTATAGGTAAGGCTGCTATCCGCCTGAAGTACATATCCGGAGTCAAGGTTCGCACCCAGGGCTTCCGAGCCTACTGCCAGGGACGGTATGCCGGGCAGGTGAGCGAGTATTACACCATCTGGGAGGAGAAGGCGGTGGAGGTCTATAACGAGAAGAACAAACAAGAAGTCAAACCGGAAACAAGCGAGATATGAAGAAGAGAATCTACATCAGCGGCGCGATAGCGCACCACGACATTGAGGAGCGAAGAAAAGCGTTCGACCTTGCCGAGCGGTACCTGAGTATGAAGGGATACGACCCGGTGAACCCGTTCAAAAATGGCCTGCCGGAGGACGCCCACTGGATGGAGCACATGCGTGCGGATATCGCCAAACTGCTGCAGTGCGATGGCATCTATATGCTGGTCGGCTGGGAGCTGAGCAAGGGTGCGAAGTTGGAGCTCGACGTGGCGAGCAGCTGCGGGATAGAGGGGATGTTCCAGAACCAAAAGGAGTGGTAGCCATGACACAGGAAGTGATGAATTTCGCACGGTTCTACGCCTCGTTCAATCGCCTCCCCTGTACGGGGGACAAGGAGACAACGAAGCAGGAGATCGTGATGCAGTGGACCGGCAACCGCACCGGGAGCCTGCGAGAGATGACGAGGAAGGAGTACGATGCCTGCTGCGAGGCGCTGGAACGCCTGACCGGGCGCATGGACGAGCAGAAGAGGCTCCGTAGC